TGATATTGTTTGTCATCGCCTAAAATTTCGTTATACAAACGGTAAAAAGGTATTAATGAACCTGCTTGTCTACCTATATAAGTGCTAATTTTTCTTTCACTTTCTAAAGCATCACCTAGATTTTTTAAACCTGTTAAAGTAGGCATATCTAAAAATGCACCTGCTGTTGCTAATGCCATAGCGGCAAATAATTCAGTAGTTGACTTTTTATCGCCATATTTATAAACATCCATCATATTACCAACAATACCAATGTATCTTGCATAAGGATCAAGTCTACGTAAATTAATTCTTTTATCACCAATTAAAACACTATGTCTTGGAACACCAACAGTTCTTTCTAACACCAAGGCTTCTCCTCTTGATGCAGGTCCTTTACCTTCAATAAGATTAGACATGCCCCACATCATTGCAGTTGACCACATAAAAATACCTGTGTTTAACGCAGCGTGAGCTTGTCTTGCTTCTGCACCTCCTGCTGCTAATTTAGCTCCAAATTTTTCACTGGTAAGTTGCAACCCAGGTGTGCGTTCAATAACATAAGAAATTAAGTTAGCAGGAGTTCGTACAAAAGGCACAACAAAATCTAGTAAGTTTGAGTCGTAAACAATTTTACCTGCTTTGTTTTCAAACTGTGTTCTTTTTAAATCTTGTAGCCCACGACTACTCCACATTGCTATATCACCACCAATAATAGACTTACCTTTATATTGATATGGATCATCTTGAAATACACCTCTGCGTGCTTCTTCTATAGCTTTTCTAGCGATATCATTTCCACTGTCATTACCTGTCGCAGCTTGATAAAGTTGTGCATCAATCGCATCTTGTAATTCTTTTTCGATCTCAATATTTAATTGTTTTAATTGTTTACCATTTAATTTACTAGCATCAATTTTTTTATCTTTCAAAACTTTATCAGTTGCTAATGAACGAGCATAACTTCTAAACGATAATTGTTTAACAAATTCGTCAGTACCAATAATACCTCTACGACCAATAAATCTTATGCCATTACCTATAACATTTATTAATCCTCCTACAGGACCGTATTTTTGTGTACCGTCTTGATACCAGTTAGCAAATGGCATTTTACCTTTCTGGTATATAGGTGATTCTCTTGTTCCAATAATAACTTCATCCGCAGCATAATCATCTCTAAGCCAACGATTATCAATCACATTTTTTGACTCATTAATTGATCTTAGGGCTTCTTGTGTTGCTACTTTTAAATTATGAAATAAGTCTGTAAATTCGTTAGTTGCTTTGATGCGGTCAATTTTGCTGCCGTTTAATACACCACCAATATATCTCATTGCAGTACGGTCTACGACATGAGCTAACGATCCAAAGACATTAGCAGAAATCGTTAATGTGCCACCTAAAATATTATGAATAAATAATTCTTTAGCACCATCGACAGTAATTTTTGCTCCCTTACCAACTTTTTTTAATAAACCCTCTGTTTTTATTAAATATTGTTTTTTCTGTTCTAAATTATCAAAGTCATTTAATTTATCCATCCACTCACCTTGAGCGTTCATATCTTCAAACGCATCATCAAATTTGCCTTGATGAAACTGACTTCTTAACTGTAATGATCTACCTGCCTTAGAAGATAATTCTCTATCTAATAGTAAAAAAGCTGTTTCTCTATCTTCTAAGACTTTTAATGGAATATTATTGTTAGGAAATTTTTTAGCATTATATACATCTCTGGTAGCTTGTTTTGCTAAAGTATTAACAAATATATCATGAGCTTCAGAATATTTACCTTTAGCTGCTAAACCTTTTTGTGTTTCAAAAACTTTTAAAATACTGTCATAATCTGTAATATCATCAATACCCAATGAATCAATATATTTATTGACATCATCTAAACTTTTAGTCATATCTTTTGGTTTTATACCTAATGCAATAATGCCATCTTCACCTAGATATCTTTTTGATTCTTCACTAAAGTTATCTTTAAATGTTTTGTAAGCATCTTGTCTTGCTTTTCTTAATTCTGCACCTGACAGACCTTCAGACTTTCGTCTTAATGTAATTTTTAGTTGTTCTTCAACTAAGTTTTGCATCCTTTTTCTTGATTCTTCAGACAATCCTTTTTCTATTTGTTCTTTAGTTTCTTTAGGCACTCCTGTTTTTTTTATTTTTTCCATAGCTTTTTTACTTGTTAAGCTATTTTTTATTCCTATAGCACCACCAGTCACACCACCAATAGCAGAACCAACGCCTGCACCAATGCCTAATGATAATAAAAATCTTTCTCTGTCAAATTCATCAAGATTACCAAGTTGCATCTCTACATTTTGTCTAGCAACATCATCTAAGCCTGAATAAGCAGCACCATTGATAGCACCTTGTATTAATCCTGATGTGGTATAGGCTTTAATTTTTTCTTTTACTGCTGCTTTAGCTGCTGATTTTGCAGCAGCACTTGCTGCAAGTCCTGTACCAAAGCTAAGACCACTAAGATAAGTGGTATAATCTTTTAAAATAGCTTGCCCGATATCTACATAACCACCCATCCCATCGTCTTTCTCATATCTTTCCCAAACATTCCACATGTGAGCTAAGGCTTGTTTATCATTTTCATTGTAGGTGGTTGTTGCTACAGCGAGATAACCAAGCTGAGATAAATTGTAGTTGTAGTCACGCATGTATTGTTTGTACTCATCAACTAATTCTTCAGTGCTTCCCTCAAATTCTTTGTTCTTAGTTAATTGATAATGTCTTTTAAAAGACTCGTGTAATCCTGTATCTTTTAAAAGATTTTGTGTAGTCAGTTCAGAATCATATTGTTCTTGCAATAATCCTGAATTTCTAAATTTTTGTACCAATGAATTAATTTCAGGTACAGTTAATTCTTTGTTAGCCTGGTAATTACCAAAGCCTTCAATGTAATATAAATTATTTCCTTTGTTAGTAACTTGTGTCATTCGTCTGGCACCTCTACTGTTTGACCTTCTTTAACTCTTTGTCTTGTTTGAAACAGCTCATTAGTTTGAGAATCTAATATATCAAAAAATTGTTGTCCTGCTATTAATCTATCTGCTCTTTCTTGTTGAGATTCTGCTGAAAAATACATCTTAAAAAAGTCATCAGCAACATATCCACTTAAATGTAAAAACTGTCCATGAAATGACATTGCTGTTGTTATTTTATCTTTAGTGTTATTATCTAATGATTCAAAACGAATATCAGACAAAGTTAAATCTTGATTACCTGTTGCTTGTATTCTTTTCTCTAAGGCTTTTTCTAAGATAGGGGTAAAATTAGTTATTACTATTTTTGCAAATTCATCATTTCTCAAAGATATATTTTCTCTTGACATAAAATTTTGAATATAGCCTAAGTCTTGTGTCAATACATGAGAAATATAAAAGTTTTCACTGCCTTGATAAGCTGTTAATTGTTCTTCAGTTTCAACACCAAATATATTGGTAATTTTTAATCTTGACTTTAATCTATCTCTAAAAGGTTTATAATCTGCATCTTTTGAAACATCGGTATAAGCAACAATAAAGTTGGTTAATTCTTTTTCATCTTTAGAGCTTAATATATTTTCTTCTAAATATTTCTGCCCTACCTCAATAATGCTTTGTTGTGTACTTATACTTTCTTCTCTAAGCATTTTTTTAATATCACTTATTGATTCAACAGTTTTGTCTGGTATTTCTGTCGTTATACTTTTTTCAATATCATCAATCGCTATTTCCATTTTACCATCAGATAGCTTTAGTTCATTTCGTTGTAAAAAATTATTTATATATTGCTCAATACCTGATCTTGTTTGTAATTCAGGATTGGTATCTAAATTTTTTAAAATTTCATCTTTAGCAAATCCTATCGTAACAATATCCATTTTCGCTGTATTTTCTAAATAGTTTGTATTTAGAGTATTTATTTGACTTATTGCTGATCTTTCTAAATCATTCCATTCTTCATAATCTGTAATTTTTTTATTACCGTATGTCATGTTTTCCAATACTTGTAATTTTAAAAAACCAGCTTCACCTTCACTAGCAGCAATTATGCCTTCTGTTAATATGGCTAATCCTTTTTCAGGCTCATTTATATATACCATATTAATATCATTAACCAATGTTTGTATTTTAGCTTGATTAGGATTATTTAAATCAGGAACATCAGTAAAATATTTTTTCATTTGGTCAGATGTTAATTTTTGTAATGCTTTATCTCTTGCATTTTTTATTTGTTGAATAATTTTTTCACTGTCCGCACCCATTGTTTTGTCAGCACGGTCAATTAAATTATTATAATGATTAACAACACCTTGCATGCCTGCTACATCATAAATTTTATCAGCAGCTTCATTTGCAATGTTTAAATCTTCAGTAAAAACATTAGTTCTTTGTTCTCTATCTAATTGTAATCTGGTGTTTAAATTTCTGTTGGCTTGTGCGTTACCATATACTTTCATATTACTCATAAAAGTATCGTAAGTAGATTTGTTATTAACAAACATACTAGCGTAATTATCAATAATATTTTTAGCTGCTTCATCTGCTTCAGCTAAAGTCATGCCTTTGCCATCGTTAGCATTATAAAAATCTTCATTAAAAAGTTTATGTAATCTTTGTTTGGTTTTGTTTTCTGCTTGACCTCTTATTTCTGCACTTATGTATTCATTCGCAGTTAGTTCTGCAATATTCATACTGTTTGGATTAAAAGGTAGTTTCTGTTCCCTTTTTTCTATCATGCCATTTATTTCTTCGGCAGATGGTTGATTCATTAAAGAATATTCAAAACCAGATTGCACAGCTTCTTTTGCTGCTTTCTCCTCTAAAAACTTTTGCATCTTAGAAATTGAATCTAATGTGCCTTGATAACCAGCAACTGCTGTTGAAACTGCACTACGATCCATAGCACCCATAGTTAGTTTTGGTAATGCTATTCCTGTTGCTTTTGTTCCTTTATATTGTCCAATCATTTTTGCCATTTATACTAATCTATTGGTTTGTACTTTTGATAATTTAAATAACCTTGTGCTAAGTAACCGCCTGCTTGCAGTGTTGATAAATTTTTAACATTGACCGCAGCTTGTTCTTTGCTAGCTATTTCATTTCTAGCTTCACGGTCTATCATATTGCCGATTATTTCATAATTTGCTTGTAATAAATTTAGATTTCTATTGCCTGCTAAGTATTCATCTAAGCCTTGTTGTAAAACAACTGTGTTTAAAACATTATCTTTCATAAGTCCACTAGCAGCACCAGATGCAATGTTAAATGCTAAAGACCTAGAGGTATCTTTAAGTATTTCATTTTGTTCCTCTTTAATATCAAGTATATCTTTTTGTCTTTGTATTTCTTGTTGTTTTTGGTCAAATTGACGTTTTATTTCAGCAGCTTGTGCTTCAGCACGATATTGAGCAGCTTGTGCTTGCCCTTGTCGTATTGCTGTCAATGCTTGAAATCCTGAAGTTGCGGCTAACGCCATAACTGCTTTTGACATTTATCCTCCTGTACTCACCTTATAATCCATACCCAATAAGTGTAGTTTTAAAGGTGCAGATTGTCCAATAGTTATCTGACCTGTTAAACTAAATCCTAGTATACCATGTAAAGTTTTTGTTCCTGTAAACTCAGGCACGGCAACATCTAAGTTAGATGTACCAAAGGTACGGATCGGTATGGTATTACCATTAATCGTTAAATTTTGTGTTTCATTTAAAAACGCATTGACTTCTAACACACGTTTTTTAAAACCTCTCAGCGAAGCATATCCTTGTATGCTTGGTTCAATCGGTAGTGTTTTTATAGTCACTGTATAATCAAGCCCTGCTTGATAAGAAGTAGAGGTTGCACTGTCAAAAGTAATAGCACTAGATCCTGCTGTAACATCGGCTTGCATCACCCCATCACCAATGACTTTTACTGTTTTTTGATTGAGATGTCCTGAGCTATGACTAGATGCTGCTCCACCAGATACTCCACTATCTAAAGTAAAATCTTCATCAAACAGTTCAATGTAGTATTTATTTGCACTGTTAATGGTGCGTTTAACAGCAACATATTGGTCGCTAACTACAGTAGCTACATTTAAAAATAAACCATCTGTAGTAAATTGAGTGGCTGCTACAATGTTTTGGTCTTTGAGTAAAGTGTACACTGCTGCTGAACCATCATTATTGACCACAACCAAACGGTCACCTTCGTCAGTAGATGTTGCCCTTCGTATCGACATGTCAACAGGTGTGCTAAGTAAATGACTTGATAAGAGTGATATTTGTGATGTTAAATATCCATCACCTCCACGGTCATAAATAAATTCATTAAGTGCTTTGCCTTGACGTTGCACATAAATCGTACTTCCTGTGATGTTTTGTACTCGTATATTTTCTTTACTGCCATGACTAGATTGAATTTTGGCAATAAAATTACTAGGAGTGAGTGGATCACTAAAGTCTTGTGGTGCAAAAAATTCACCACCTGTAGTAAAGATTTGTAAGTAGTTGGCACTAAGTATATCAGTTATGGTATTTAGCTGATTAGTATCTAAAGTTGCAACAAAACCATCATCATCTAAACCTTCGCCTGGGTTAAAATCAAAAAAAGCATTAACCCTAGATGCAAAAATAGTAGATGGTCTTGATTTACTACCACCAAAAAATAACCGTCCTTGGTGAAAAGTAGCCGTCCTTGGAAAACCTTTGCTGCTACTAAACGTATCTTCATAACCTGTTTCTAGCTCCCAATCACCACTAGCGATAGCATCGGTACTAAAAAATGGTATTTCAACATGTGCTTTTAAAACTGTTGCACTTGTGCGTTCAACAATTCTTGCTCGTCCAAATTTATTACCACCTTTAACATTAATAAACTGATTGACATGTGATGTCGTAAATACAGATCCTGACGATGCAGTTAAGGTTATATTACCTGTAGTTGCACTTGGAGTCAGTGTACCTGCACTTGATACATCAGTTGATGTAGATAACGTAAAAGCATGTTGTGGATTAAAGGTAAAAGTTACATCAGCAATCGTCCATGCAGTATCAGAAGTACGTGTAATCTTTTTAGGTGCCATGTCTTCTTGTACGACAATTAAAGTATCAGCACTTTGTACCCAACACATTTCATTAAGCATCGCAGAGGTAATAGTAGTTGTCAGATAATTATTACCACTACCTGCAATGTTGGTTTGTAATACACCATTTTTAATGACATACATACGCAGATTTGTAAATGCTAATAAATAAGCATCAGAAGTATTAAATTCAAATGATACCAAGCGTATACCATTTTCAGGACTACCACCGAGTTCCGTAATAAATTTTAAACCAGGTCTGCGTTTGACACCACCTTGTGGTAAAACCACAACATTAAGAGCAGTGGTTAATCCTGTATCATAGGCTTTTATATCATCTCTTGAAATCAGTTTGGGGTCTAGTTCACCTGACGTAAAACTATTTTGAATATCAATAACCCTTGACATTATCGTACCTCAATTAAATCAAATGAGTTATTTCCTAATGTTTGGTTACGTTGTCCTTGTGCATCAGCTTGTGTACATTGTCTAAATAAACCACCCCTCCCGTTTTCAGAAGGGCTTCCAAAAGCTAAAACTCTAAAATAATCTGCTTTGGTTATTTGATCGGTCAATGGTTCGGCAAAGTCCGCAGCCAGTGCGTGACGTAGCATATAAACAAAAAACTCTGGAAATCTTGATTCATCTATATCAGCAACATAATCAATATACACTGCTGTGTAATCTGTTAATAACCTTTGTTGATCGATATAATATAATTCAAATTCTTGTGATTGTCTTGCTCCTGCTGTTGAATCTTCAAATACAGCTTTGGGTGTACCAATCATGTCAGCAGGTAGTGCGTAAGCATACAACCATTCTGTGGTTGGCGTGTCACTAATCCTTGCTAGTTGTACTTTCTTTTTAGCAAACGACCAAGGATAAATTGATAAGATATACTTTTTTAAGTCATCGTAAAGTCGGTCACAAATCTTTGCTGAGTCTGTGCCTTCAGTAAATGAGGTCATCTCAGCCGCACCTAACATTAAGAGTGCATCATTACATATTGTTAATTTTGTATCTCCGACTGCCATACCATCTCCTTAAAAAAGTATGCCCTGCCGAAACAGGGCAACTTTGTTTAGTCAGAATCAGAAACTGCTCCGATTGTTGTACCATCACTGATGTCAACGACACCAGATGCATTAGATACCACAATGTGCATTGTTACTGTTCTTGTTCCGCCTGTTGAACCGTGGACCATAATCATATCACCTACTTTCAAGGTATCTGAAAGAGTGTTGAAGTAGCCACTAGCATCAACGGCAGTGTGTGCATCGGTAGTTGTGTAGACATATAATGCAGGTAAATCTCCTGATCTACCTTGTCCCGCTAACGCACCGAATCCATCAGTTGAATAAGCCATTAGTTACCTCCTATGATTCACGACATGTGATTTCAACAATACCGTTGGTATCAATACCAACAGCCCCAGCAGAAAACATTGAGTTCACTAAGAACGATGCTTTTTCAGCAATGTAATTAATCTCTGTTTTCTTGTCCATGTTTAGAGCAAGCCCTGTTGAGCTTTGATGCCATGCTAAACATGTTCTGTCAGACGAACCATCAATAGCAAGCCCACCTTCATCTCTATCACCAATAGCAATGAATTTGAACCCTAAGAATGAATCAACAGTACCTTGAGCTAATGCTTTAGTGGTGTTGACATCAATAGTTTTCACATCGCTGTCGTCTAGGAAAGCTGCCATGTTGTTTGAATGACATAAGAAAAAACGACCTTCAGCAGGTACGTTCTTTTGATCCATTAACTTTTTAGCTTCTAATACTTTATCAACATTTAAGTTAGTGTTAGAGCCACCAATCGAGTTGGCTACAGTTAATGATGTGCCTGCTCCATCAATCGCATCGATTACAAGTTGGTCCATTCTACGACCAATCGCCATTGATAAAGCCTTCACAAGTTCTGCTCTTTCGTCAAAGAGAACTTTGCCGCTTGTGAATATATCTGAATATTCAGCAGCGTTGTAATCCGACATAGTAGCGGTTACTTGTGAGTGTGCTAAGTTTAACGGTGTTACATCAGATTGTGGAATATGTAAGTTCGCTACACCTGAACCTAACTTGTTAAACTTATATGTGTTACCTTGTACGCCTGCTCTCTCCCTTACAGTACCTGCTAATACACGATCAGACTGGTATGCTTGTTTGACCTCGGCATCAAATATGGTAACAAAACTTGAGCTAATACTTGTACTCATAATATCTCCATATAATAGTTAAGTTATTAACGCCACGAAGTTGTCCATGTGGGCTTCAGACTTGTAGGTTGTGCCTACCACACCTCATTCGAGAGTCAAGGGCAGAGTTACACTGTTATCCTTAGTGTATATTCTATAATTAAAATACAAGTAATTACAAGCTAAATTATGTAATCAGTATCAGGGTTATCAGGAAATCTTACCTTAAACCATTTTTGTACTTTACTGCGGAATGCAGGATCTGATTTGTATTCAGGTTTACCTACCATCGCATACAGTTCTTCAACGGTTGGCACTCCTTCATCAGATGGTTGTGCGACAGGTATTTTTGCTTCTCCATAGAAACGTCTAAGTTTTTGCATGGCTCGTACACCTGCTGCCGTACCTGCTGATTGTTTAAAGGCTTCTAGTTCTTCTTCATTAAACACACCTTTATTGAATAAACCATTCGCCCATTCAGCAGTAGATTTTATAATCTGGTCTGCATCAGGTCCAAGTTTATCTTTCTCAGCTTGCACATCAACCTTATATTGCTCTAAAGATGACATCTCCATATCAATATAATCTTTGGCTAGTGCTTCAAAAGCAGCTTGACTTACTCCATGTTCTTTCGCCCAACTACTAAAACGCTCCATAAGAGGGTCGTCTTGTGGAATACCTGATTGTTCTGCAAATGAGATATCATATTCTTCAGGTGCTTTATGTTTGCCTTGTGAAAAGTTTTTTTCCATTTCACGATACGACTTCACTAACCCTTCCACGTCAGGTCCATCTTCATCATTCCAAAACTTCTCAGGAAAATACTCAGGTCTAACAAACTCAGTATCTTCATCCTCACTTGCAATGGCGGTATTGACTTCTTCTGGATCTTTGGCAAACACATTATCAATTACTTCTGGGTGTTCTTGCTGTGCTTCAGCTTCGGCTGCTTGCACTTCTTTAATACCTTCATCAATTAAGCCTTCGTTTTCTACTGCTTGATTTTCTTCACTCATCCTCTTGCCCTCGCTATACGTTTTTCAATTTCTCTGACTAATGAATTTTGTCCTTCACGACAAAACCCATAGCTTGCTTCTTCACCTGGTATAAATGCAGGTTGCTCTATTGTAATCGCTCGTAAATGTTTTAACACTTTCTGTCCTTCTTCAGTATTAAATACTCTGGCATACAAACGATTCAATTCAGTTACATTAATAAATTCTTTATGTTCAATAGCTTGTTCATCAAGTAATGATAATTCATCCCAACTCATTGTATTGGCTCCTCTGGTGGTTGTGGTTCTGCTTCAGCTTGTTGCATTTGTTGTGCTGCTTGCATTGACATTTGTGCTGCTTGTTCTAACAAAGCAGCTCGTTCTTCTGGGTTGTTTCTGACATCAGCAGGAATACCTAATTTATCTGCAATATAATCTGCTGCTGCTCCAATCTTAATTGAAGTTTGTCCTTCAGGACCAAGTTGTTGTACAATCTGAGCAAACTGCAATAAGTTACTAATTTTTTCTTGATTTTGTGACATCGCAATCGGACTGACAGGTTTAATTTGTATTTCAAGTCCATTGACTTTCAGTGGCAATTCAATGATATTTGCTTGATCCATAATCTGTAAAGTACGTTGTACAATCGGTGTCATCACTTCAGTAATCAAACGCCCAAACGCACTCCCTAAATTCTGTGCCAGTTCTTGAATACGTTGTTGTATTTCAGTGGCACTTCGTGCTGACATATCATCCCTTGGAATAGATTCATCCAATAATATTTTTTTAATCGACATTTGTAATTGGTCAATTACGATCTGTGATAACTGTGGATCACCACTACGTGGTAATGGTCTTAGACTTTCCCCTTGTGGTCCACCATTACGAGCCACAGGAATGATTGCACCAGGTTTGAGTGTCACCGTGTTCA